GACTGGTTTTTATGGCACTACGATTCTTCAGAATTAAATGATCACATTGTTCGTGAGTTTAACAAAAAAATAAGAGACTTAGGTATGCCAGAGTCTCTTTATATTTCCCCTTATGATGATGGATTACGTTACATTGGGGATGGAACAACCTTTGATGGTTAATTAAAAAACCTGTTTTTTCAAGGTTTTAAAAATATCATACAAGCAATAGTCTTGTTTACTTGCTTCACGCACTTTGTTATTCATCTCAAAACTGTGAGAGGTATGGGCGATCTCTCTTTTGATTACCCAACCATCTTCAATAAAATAATCAGAATCCCAATCAAAGACTTGTGAGAAGTAGTCAAGGGCAAGCATGTGCCTTTGAGCTTCTGAGATCTCAACTTCAACCTTTTGTATCCCCGTTATTTTCATGCACTCTTATTACACTATTTTGGGGCATCTTGTCAAGATTATATTTTAGCTTAGTATCCTTCCACTTATCATAAGTGAGTCTACGCCCAAACAAATAGTAGACTTTATTCCCCATGGGAGTGACGATTGCAGCACCTTTTACGTGATGCAATACGCCATTATTCCAGAATTCTTGGCAACCATTATGGAAAATTCTTGCAGGTCCACCTTCACGATGACGGATCTTGCATTCTCTATCCAAGTAATAGCTAAGACCATCATGCTCAAGACGAACAAACTCTTCTTGATTGCTGACAGGCTTAGTTTGCCTAAGAAAATTGTCTGGAGTTTTACCCATTAATCTTTTGTAAAGGTAATATCCCGCACTTCAATATCCTCTGGATTCTTTTTAGCGCGAGCTTCAGCTTTCTTCAGTTCATTCTCTGTAAAAAGAAAATGTCTGCCATCATCAGAACTAATCTGGAAGTAGACAAGCGCACCGTTGCCTTTCTTTTTGTCGTTCACGACAGTATTGATATATGCGTATTTCATAAGTTTTGGTATTTTTTTATAGCAGGTAGGTAATAATCTATAGGTTTCCAATAATCAATTGGACACTCATAGTTAACTTCCCAAATTTTTCTTATCCCATCAAACCTTCTTTGTTTTAGCCAGTTTTTTGAATCCCAACCATTTGTGGCGATCATCGCTCCTGTTTTCTGACTAACAGTAACATACAGCCTTGGTTTAGGATCTTTCTGGTTATACCCAGAAAAAGTATCGATTATGACAGTTTTAAATGGAAAATCATCAGGACTAGTGAATCTGAGATTACGACTCTTAACCTCCACAACACGATCAGGGAGAATTGTTATATCTTTTGTGTTGACATATTCTTTTCGTGCTGTGTCCATTTTTTTACGAGCAACTGCCCATCGACCAGCTTCATCATCTGAATAATCTGCGACATTTGGATTATCTCTAAAAGATAACTCGGCAACATCTACCTTAATCCCTTGTTTTTTTAAATAATTACCTACATACTCTTGCCATTTTTGGCCTTTCTGACACTCTTTAAAAAATAATTCATCATTTTCAAACCAGTTTAATAATTTAGAGTCTTTTTGCATATGTCATTTTTGTTCTCTATAAATTAGTAGCCCCAACTATTAAGGGTATGTTCAAAAGGATTATCTTCAATTCCCTTAACTAAATCAAGCATTTTTTGTGCAATCTCTCTGATCTCCTTCTGAGCGTGTTCACTATTTCTTAATTTTAAGAAGTTTGCAAAGGATCTCATATTGAATTGAACATCAGCTTGAATTCTACTATTGTAAGTCTTGAAGAAACGTGCAGATTCTTTTGCTCGCTTTCTACCTAACAATGGCTCAAGAGATTCAATTGCTTTATGATAAAGTCTATTACCATCAGCAGCGTAGATCATTAACTCGTTCTGCCACTCTTCGGGCCAATCTTGAGGAATGAACATCTTATCCTCTTTAAGTTCCTTATAACGAGCTGACTCAGCATTAAGAGAACTGATGCGATGTTTGAGAAGATGAATATGACTGGCAATATCACAGTCCACAAGAAAGTGGACGCTACCCTTCTCAAAAGGGGTTTCGTGTCCGTGGCTCCAAAGCATGTCGATGAGCTTCGGAATTCTCGCTCGCTTCTTTTCATCTAATTCTCTACTTGTTGATGTCCATGCGCTACAAGCAATAACTTCATCTGAACCATAATAACCAAGTAATTCTACAGTATTTTTCATTTTATTTAAATGGATCTCCTAATACAAAAGTATGAGACATAATTTTTCTTGCATACAAAAAACCTTTGTTTCTGTAATCTTGAATCATTTGTTGATCAAGTTTATCGAAAGCTCTGGGGTTTCTATCTTGTCCCCCTTCGCTGTTAAGCCTCATGCTCCAATCAGAATAAGTGGTAGCTTGGCCAATGTCAAAATCTAATTTCAAATCTTTTGCTACTGCCCAAAAATAAAATTCATCTGCAAAGATAACTTGATTCTTAACAAAAAATTTTGAGTATTCTTCAAACGTAGCAACGAACTTCATAACATCCTTTCTTCTACAAACAAAGAACTGACATACAGCATTGTATTCGTCAAACGGATGAGGGGCAATGACCCCTTCTCTCAAAATCTTTTGGCTTTTAACCTTAGTGTGGAAACTAAAATGTTTGGCGAAAGTTGTCTTTTTATATCTATTTTTAATCAGATCAACAGTTTTATCTAGATCGTAAAGAGGGAAATGTGAATCACTAATTAGTGTAAAATATTCATTATCTTGATCTTCCAAGGCCGCCTTCATCATTTCTATAGTTGCCTCAACTAAAGAAAAATGACCCCAAGCTGTTGGAACATTCTTTTCAATATGAAAATATGCGAATGGACCAATTCCATAATTTTTTGGGTGAATATAAAGATTAAAAGAATCTTTATCGCCTTCATTAAAAAACTTCTCCCAAGTAGTATTACTATTAAAAGAATTAAAGGTAAGATTCAAGAAGGCGACTTTTTCCATGAATTTATTGTTTCTAGTGTATTATAATAAAGAACAATGCCTTTACCAACACCAAATGATAAAGAAAAGAAGAACGACTTCGTAAGTCGTTGCATCTCTGAACTCTCAGACAAAAAAGAATTTAAAGACAATAAACAACGTGTAGCTGTTTGCTATGCACAATATGATAAAGCTATGGAATCAAAAGCCGAAGAACAAGAAGGGCGCATGGTAAAAAGCGCATTATACTCAATCGCAACTAAAGCCCAAGAACTTCACGACATGTTGGCAGATGACCAAGATGTTGAGGCTTGGGTGCAAGATAAAATTTCTGTGTCGGATCACAGCATTGCTGCCGCACTAGACTACTATAAACACGAAAAAGCTATGTCAAACGCAGACAACCCACTAGAAGCGAAGGCCAGTCTCAACGAGGCTGGGGAAATGGAAGTTACTGTTGCTAAAAAATATTCTGAAACAGAGGCAGGGATCTACAAATCATATATGAGTATGTGTGCATCTGATGATAAGATGTTTACTGATACTGCAAGCATGGATGATAAAGAAACTTATGCTGCCTGTTCTGTTGCTTACGATAAAATGCGAGCAATGATGATGGATGATTCTAAAGGAGAACTTACAGAAAAACAAAAACAACTCCCTCCTGCTCTTCAAAAGAAAATTATCGAGAAGATGAAGAAAGAGGGTAAATACAAAGAGGAAGATAAAGAAGAAGAATAATATTGATTTTTTATACTTTTTATAATAAAATCTTTTAGTGAAAACAGTTGTCAAAAAGAAATTATTAATCGAAACGAAAAGACATGATTTCGATAATGAATTCGCTTATTTAGAGACTTGGCATAATACTCAACTAAAAGATTGTTATTTCGCGGAAAAAGAATTCCTCTGGCCTGATGGAACTATTAAGGCTGGAGGAAAAAAGTATTTTTTTTGCAACGACCCTTATGATCTTAAAAAAGAAATTAAACCTATAAATTATATGAGGTTTAAGCATTTTGACCATCTTTATTTCCTAGGGGAGAACGGAGAAATAGTTAACATCTTAAGTATTTAATGGCTGCTACTCACGAATACAAATATATTAATGGTGGAGCCTCCCATTGGCTACTCAATACAACTCCATTTTTTCCTAAAATTCAATTAATTAAAAATGAAGAAAATGGTGATATGGAAGTGAGTTGTGCTTTCAACGCAGCTTATCTTTTTGATTATGCGGCAGCAGGAAATAAAGTAGCTGTTGCTGGTTTAACTCCAGCAAAATGGAAGCCAACTGAAACTGTTACATTTTCCTTAGTCATTGACATTGAAGGTTCTTCTGGCAGTATTCAATCAGTAACAATTGTTAAAGATGGCGATGAATATACACCAGCTCCATCTTTTACAAATATTCAACACACAAGTTCTATTGATGGAGTTGGAAATGCAGGTTCGAGGCATATAAAATTAGAACTCGCTAAATTCGTTGGGCCAGAATTAAAACACCTTTATATAAGAGAAAATATTCACGTATGGTTTAGAGGCATGAACCAAATGGGAAGTCCTGTTTATGATAGCAATAATTCACAAGCTAACTTCCCTATCATGTCTACCCTTTCATCCAATGCGATTAACGGTCAAGCTCAATTCTATTCTATTGCTAAAAAAATAGCAAGCGACAACATCCTGCAAATTTCTTATAGTGAAGATTATGAGACTATCGAGCTATACGTTCCTGACCCTAGTGGCTCTACAAGTTAAAAATAAAGTTCATCAAAGAACCTATTCCCATTATAAGCCTTATCATCAATCCAAAAATCATACGATGGCTTATTCATTCTAAGCTCAGTATATTTTACTCCCCAATCATCTAGTTGAGCTTTCGTAAGCTGCGACCAATCCTTTCCTGAGTTACCTCCTCTTGCTGTCCAATAGATAATTGTATTCCCCCGATCAAACAAATCATTAAAGTAATCAATACGATTCTTCATTGGGCGAGCTAACTCATATCTACCTCGACTATCAGTGCAAATAGTCCCATCAATATCTACAATAAAAGTTTTCATTTGCTTTTTATTTCTTCGATTATCTTTGTTGTGCTAAATCCACCAAGAAAAGGAACGAATTTAATTTCTGTATTTTTTTCTTTGCAAGC